CTAAGAGATCTGCCTGCAGGTAAAGACACTGTTGAAAAATGTCAAAATGCTACGTGGCCTACTAAACCATAGGTAAATTAATATGTTGCAAAAAGTAAAATTTGCACCGGGATTTAACAAACAAGTTACATCAACAGGTGGTGAGAGCCAATGGGTTAATGGTGACAATGTTCGTTTTAGATATGGTACCCCTGAGAAAATAGGTGGCTGGTCACAATTAGGATCTGTTCAAATAACAGGTAGAGCAACAGCCATACATCACTTTGTAAATACATCAGGTATCAAGTATGCAATACTAGGAACAAACAGAATTTTGTATGCATACTCTGGTGGTATATTTTATGACATACATCCAATCAAATCTACAACCACGTTAACAAGTGCATTCTCTACAACGAATGGATCAAAGGTTGTAACTTTAACTTTTTCTTCAGCACATAATATAAATAAATTTGATATTATATTATTAGATAATTTTACATCTATTACTAACTCTGGTTTTGTATCTGGTGATTTTACCGATAAAAAATTTATGGTAACATCGATACCAACAGATACAACTCTTACAATACAAATGGAATCTAATGAGTCTGGATCTGGTGCATCGACATCAGGTGGTATTAGAGTTCAACATTATTATCCAGTGGGACCTGCAGTTGAGGTTGCAACAACAGGTTGGGGCCTTGGATCATGGGGTGGTGTGCAACAAGGACAATTTACTTCTACACTATCATCATCAATAAATACAAGTGTAACATCACTAACAATGGCTAGTTCAACATCTTTTCCATCATCAGGTACAGTGCAAATTGATTCTGAATTAATTACTTACACTAGTAATAGCGGTGGTACGTTATCAGGATTAACAAGAGGTGCTAATGGTACAACAGCTGCATCGCATTCATCAGGTGCAACCGTTACTGATGCATCAAACTTTTTTGCATGGAACGCTGCAACATCAGGAGATATTGTAACTGCACCAGGACTTTGGTCACTAGATAATTTTGGTAACAAACTTATTGCAACTATCAACGGTGGTGAAAGTTTTGAATGGGACTCAAACCCTATCGGTGCAAATTCTACAAGAGCAACTATTATAACTGGTGCACCAACTGCATCTGCATTTACTTTAGTATCTACACCAGACAGACATTTAATATTTTTTGGAACAGAAACAACTATTGGAACTAAATCTACACAAGACCCAATGTTTGTAAGGTTCTCTTCTCAAGAGGATATCAACACTTATGCACCAAGTGCAACAAACACTGCAGGTACACAAAGACTTGCAGATGGATCTAAAATCGTAGGAGCGATCAGAGGTCGTGATGCGATTTATGTTTGGACTGATACAGCGTTATTTACCATGAGATTTGTTGGTCCACCGTTTACATTTTCATTCCAACAGGTTGGTACAAACTGTGGATTGATTGGACAGAACGCAGCTGTTGAGGTTGATGGTACTGCATACTGGATGTCAGAGAATGGTTTCTTTAGATACGCTGGTAGACTAGAATCTTTACCATGTTTAGTTGAGGATCATGTCTTCGATGATATTAACACAATACCAAAACAACATATCAATGCAGGTTTAAATAACTTGTTTGGTGAAGTCGTTTGGTTCTATCCAAACTCTGGATCAGGAACTGTAAACAGAATGGTAACTTACAATTATCTAGACTCAAGCAACGAGCGACCAGTGTGGACTACAGGCACGTTAGCTAGAACAGCATGGCAAGACTCTGCTGTATTTGGTAAACCACATGCAACAGAATATGACTCTAGTGCAGAGACAGCTGACAGTGATGTTAATTATGTTCACGGTAATACTGATGGTGCAACAACATATTACGAACATGAAACAGGATTAGATCAAGTTAAATTAGGTCAAACAACAGCAATTCCTGCTAATATAGAATCTGGTAATTTTGATATAGGCTCACAAGGTTTAGCTGGTGATGGTGAGTTTATGATGAAAATAAGAAGAGTGATACCAGACTTTCTTGCACAAACAGGTGATGCAAGAGTTACATTAAATTTAAGAGACTTTCCAAATGACACGGCAGCTAGTTCTACATTAGGTCCATTTACAATAACAAGTGGTACACAAAAAATAGATACCCGTGCAAGAGCTAGAGAGATATCTTTAAAAATAGAAAATACTAGCACCAGTCAATTTTGGAAACTAGGTACATTTAGAATAGACTATCAACCGGATGGTAGAAGATAATGCCACTAAATAAAAAAGGCAAAAAAATAATGAAGTCTATGAAAGATCAGTATGGTAAGAAACGCGGTGAGCAAGTATTTTATGCATCACTAAATAAGAAAAAAATTAAAGGAGTTAAGAAAAAATAATGGCAAAGATAGTACAATCATTAACACAACCACCAAGAGAATACGATCAAGAATCATTCTTATCTTTAGTTAGAGATTTAAATGGGTTGATTGAAAAATTAAACACAACATTTCAAGAGGAAAAAACAGAGGACAATGATGCAGTTGTTTTCTTTTTAGGATCATAATGGCTAATGTTTTTGTAAATAAAAAAGTAGATTTAACAACAACGAATGCTACCACACTATATACAGTGCCTTCAGCAACAACTGCTATAGTAAAATCTATATTAGTGAGTGATGATAGTGGTAGTGGATCAACCATAACTATACAAATAGTAACATCTTTAGAAGCCACATTTAGTGTTGCACATCAAAAAACCATATCTGCTAATACGCCAACAGAAATATTAACAAACCCATTAATCGTTGAAACAGGAGAGATAGTAAAAGTGACAGCGGGTAATGCAAATAGGCTCCATGTGATCCTATCGGCTATGCAAGTAACACCTAGAACTGTTACAACATAGTCTTGATTTACTTGTGAAAACCAAGTAATAGTATAAATTCAGGTGAAATGCCTGCCTTTTAGTATAAACAACATTTAACATATATGATTACAAGAGCTCAAATGCCAAGACAATTACGTGATAAAGGTGGGATAGCCAGTATTACCCCTAGAGAAAACTATGGTCTTGGTAGTAAAATAAAAGAACGATTTAGAAAACTTATACCTAATGAGTTAGCAGATGTTGCAGTTAAAGCTGCACCGTTTGTTGCACCATTTAATCCTGGTATTGCAGGACTGATGAGGGGTATAGGTAGATTTGATCAACGAGGTAGTATTAGCGATGCATTAAAACAAGGTGCTGCTACTTTTGGTTTTGGTAAAGCTGCAGGATTTTTAGGTGGTGCTCAAAGTGATCCAGGAATTTTAGGTCGTCAAAGATTTAGTATGGAAGGTTTTAAAGAGGGACCAGTAGGTAGATTGTTTAAAGGTGATACACCTGGAGGTGATCCTAAAATAACTCCTGATGGTACAAAAAGAGAAGGACCTAAATTAATTCAAAAAGGAGTTGATGCTTTAAAAGAAAAAATTCCGTTATTAAAAAATGTAAAGGATGATGTAGCACAAAAACTATTGGTAGGTGGTTTAACATCAGGTGCTTCTGCATTGTATAGTTATTTTACAGGAGAGTTTGAACCACAACAACCTGGAGAGAGTTTAGAAGAATACATGGCAAGAAGAAGAGAAAATGTAAAATTACAGATGAGACAAGTTATGGATAGTTATTATACACCATTACGTAACCCAGAATATGCAGCTATGACCCCAGAACAAAAAAATAATTTTATAGATGGTATTGTTGGTCAGGGTATGGCGATGGGTGGTAGAGCTGGTTATCAAACTGGTGGTATCACTATGGCTAATACACTTGCAGAAAATATTAGACGTAATGTGGCTAACCAGGCTGCCATTAATCAAAAATTAGAACAAGCAAGAGCAAAAATACAACCATCACCAAAACAAAATTTAACTTTAAAAGATATAAATCAAACAGGTATGCCTAGAACAATAACTCAAGACGACATCGATACTTCTAATTTTTTACCACCATTAACTATGTCTACGCCTACACCTGCACCTACAAGTGAAAGAGTTAGATACATAACTGAAACAGGAGAACCTGCTTCAGGGCCAGGGCCAAATGTTGGAAGAATAGTTGAACAACAAGAGTTTCAACCACCTGAAATAAATATGACAGGTCCTATGTTTACAGGTTTTGATTATTCAAAACCTGTTAATTGGTCTCCAGGACAACCTGCACCTGAAGGTTATAGAGTAGTTAATATGATGGGTGATGAATTTTTAGAAAGAAAATTTCCTAGTAAAGAAGAAATAGCTAGGTTGCCAACTGCTTTTTTTGATGATTTTCAGCAACTTCCAGGACCTATGGGTTCCGGACCACTAGCACCAATGGTAGCACCTTTTGAAAAATATGGAATTACACCAGAACAATATGCAAATATGTCTCCGGAAGATCAAGAAGCAGTGATGAATAGAGTTGATAGAGACATGGGGATATACGGAGATAATATTGGTAAAAGAATATATGGAATACCAGATGATGAGGCAGATGATTATGGAATAACATTTGCAAAAGGTGGCAGAGTAAATTTTGAAGAGGGTGGCACTGGATTTATGAAA